CAACTCAAACCTTTTCTCGTAAGACATTCCGTATATCTTTGCTTTTCTTAAACTTGGATTAGATATCATATTTCATTCCCCCAAGCATCCCATCCGTCAAACTTTTGTCTAGCAAATAATTCTATTCTAGGCAAATCACCACACAATTTAACTATATCATGTCTAATTCTATCTGGTTTTCTACTATGTTCTCTACGTTGGTCTATAACTAATTGTGCCACAGACTTACTAACTCTTTTTGGTTTACCTTTTGTTGCAAGTAAACACATTTCTGGATTACTTCTAGTCCAGTATCCTAGTCCTGTAAACATTCCCATATTACTCTTGTTTGACTTTGCCCATGTAAATGCAACTGTTTTATATACAAAGTTCCAAGCCTTTATTACCTCAAATGCTTTTTCTAGTAAAGGGTCTGTAGCCCACATAAACAAAATACTATTGTCTTTTGATATATCTTTCACAGGTAAATTACAAATATCTTTTATTGTCATACAATCATAATGTTGTGTTGCATTTCTGCCATCACCTTTCTTAGAATATGATTTAAAGTTCCAAGGCGGATCAGCATATATTATATCATATTTTTTATTCGGTAGCAACATCCGTATCTTGTGCCTCAATGTACATTTCTTTAATCATAACTTTTAATTTATCTTTATCTAAATCAACTGGCAACTGGTCAACATAATTATTAACTAGTGTAATAGTATCTTCGGATCCTTCTACCACATCATCACTTACATTCGTATGACTAAGGTCAGAATAATCTTCTATTATTTTTAATTCGTTTACACTTATTTTGTTATAAAGTTTATCAAGCAATCTATCAAACATCTGATTGTCTTTTTTATTGACAACAACCAACTTAACAAATTTTTGATTGTAGTCTGTTATATCAAGTTTATCATAATCTGTTTTGGTATCATCATACATAAGTTTTTTAAATATTGTGTATGGGTTTTTTATAAACTCAATGTCTCTTGTTTCTGTATCAAATACATGAAATCCTTTTTGATTGTTATAATCTGACCAAGTCATTTCATATTGACTGCCTAGATAATAAACTTGGCCGTCATCATTTTTGTGATGAAAGTGTCCACTATATGTTTTCTCAAATCTAGATACAATACCTTTATCATATCCGTGTGTTTGTACCATAGTATCCATCATTCTAAAACCATTTAGGTCAAAATGACCCATGCATATATCAGCATTTGCTGTGTTTAACATATCGAAACAATGTTTCTCGTTTTCTGGATTAATCCAAGGCATCATTAAAATATTTAAACCATCAAAATCTACAACTTTTGGATCCTCGTAAATAAATGGCTCATTAACACCATCAGGTGCTGTACATAATTCTTGAACAGCATTTACTTTGTTTGTGTTTCTGTAATAGATATCGTGGTTGCCTATAATGATATGAGTATCAATTTTGTCTTGCCATAATCTATTCATAAACTTGTTTCTAAAGTTATGAGCAATTCTATAATTAATAAACTTTCGTCTATCAACAATATCACCTAAATGAATAAGTGTTTTAATGTTGTTTTCTTTCAAGTAAGGAAAGAATATATTATCATAAAACTTATAAAAGTATTCGTCAAATATATTACTATCGTTACGAGCCCCGAAATGGGTATCGTTTAATAATGCTATCTTCATACTATTTTTTAGTCGGTTCTTCTTTTAAATTCTTTTGTAAATAATCTAACATTTGACTTTGATATTGAGCGTCATCGCCTACTAGTTGATCCATCATATTCTCTACACCTGCATTAGCAATTAATTTAGATTTTATTTGTATTTGTTTTTTCTCTTTCTGTATTCTTCTAATAAATGCGTAATAAATTATTTGTGTAAAATATGCAAATGGATTTTTACTTTTCTCTGGATTAAAATTATCCATGTACTGTAAACAATTCTCAATACCATCACTAATCATGTCGTCTCTAAAAGTGTAGTTGATAAAGTTTGGTCTGTAAGATAAATGGTTGGCAATCTTTAAAAAACATTCACCAATATAGTTTGTTACCATTGGTCGTTTTTTACCTTTTTCCTCTGCATCCAAAACCTTAGCACGAAACTCTGTCATCGCTTCAAGAAACTTTTTGTTATCTACATAGTGTGGTTTTTCTTTTGCTTTTTTCATAAATTTATTATACTATATTTTGTATTAAAACACAAGCCTTCATACAACTTTTTTTTGGTTTATTTTATTCCTAATTATTCCTTCTCAACTGCTTGACAATCTGAGGATTGTGTGTATAATCGACTATGTAGTCGCCAGGGGATGAGCTATAGCTAGTGTATAGTTTTAGTAATAGTTTCATCATATAGTAATCTTTCTTCTTCTTCTCTTTGTTTCAATTCATCATCTAACTGCTCTGCAATTTCCATAATTTTATTAATTTCTTTAGTGGAATAATTGGCTTTTACTTTTGATTGTTGTAACTTTGTTAGTATAACATCATAGTAGTTTGCCAATTCTTTTGCAGCCCTTGAAATTACCATTACTTTGTCTTTTGGAATTACAAACATTTTATCTTCCGTAAAAGGTATCCAAGGCGATAAAGTAGAATCGTCTTTTAGTCCATATTCAGTCATTCGTGGAGTTGTAATTAGTTGTAAAGGATTTTGTATTCTTAGAAACTCTTTATCTAAAGAAATAGTTCCAACTAATGTACAACCGTCGGATAATTTAACGATTCGATAATCTGTTAAATCATTTGGTGCTTTGTTTACTAATTTGTCCATACTAATATTTATCTATTCTTTCAAGTCTATATTGTGCATTTCGTAGTCAAATTCCTCTTCCGTATAAATGTTTATTCTTTCTTGAAAATGCTTTAATGTAAAGTTTTCTTTTGATTTATATGTTAAATCATCAGCAATATCATATAAAGTAGCATTAACCTTATTGTCGCCTAATCTTAATCCACGACCAATACTTTGCAAATTTCTTATTCTACTTTTTGAAGGACTAGCAAAAATAATGTTATGTAAGTTTTTAATATTAACACCAGTACTAAATGTTCCATAACTTGCAACTATTATGGCATTCTTTTCTTTTTCTACAATACCTCTTATTGCTTCTCTTTCATCTGCTTCAACACCACCAAAAATATAAAAAACTTTTCGGTCGGCACCTGCTTTTTCTTTTATTATCTCATGTAAATTTTTACCATGTTTTTCTACTAACTGAAAAAGAACCAAAGTATTACCTTTTAATTTAAGTGCCAGGTTTTTAATAAAGTTTTGTCTTGGCTTACTACTTACTAAATAATCAATTTCATCTTGATACTTACCACTTGTAACCATCTTACTATTTTCTGCTGTATGTTTTAATATTAAACAACGAACAACTAAGTTAGATAATTGTTTTTTGTCCATAAGTTTTCTTGTAGATGTAACTTTATTTACGGCACCAAACAATCCCTCTAGAACTAGTTTGTGTGTTAATGCACCATCTAAAGTACCTGTAAGACCAATACGATATTTACAATCTTCTAGTTTTGTCATAATTTCGGTAAGTGATTTAGATTTAAATAGATGTGCTTCATCGCCAAACACAACACCAAATTGTTCAAAATATTTTTTCGGCAACTTGTATAAACTCTGCCATGTAGATATCAATACTTTTTTATTTGTTTGATTCGAATATCCGCTGTATAATCTATGACAATTTTTCTTTACATTCCACCCATATGATTCGAAGTCTGAATACATCTGCTCAACTAACGAGGTTGTCGGTACAATCAATAATATTCTATTGTTAGATGAATCTTTGATTAGATGAGAATAATAACGTATTAACGAATATATGATGAATGACTTACCTGACGCCGTAGGACTCAATAGCAACGCCCTATTGAACTTTAAACTATGATATATGGCGTCTATCTGATAATCTCTGGCTTCAAACTTTTGACCTAGACTATTTGAAAACTTTTTGACTATTTCTTTATCTACACTATTATTAATCTCAACATCTTTACCTGCTACTATTTGATAGTCTCGTTCTTCAGCAAATGCTCTGATATATGGATATAGACCAAAGTATATTTCTTTTGTCTTTTGTGAATATAATCTTATCTTACCATCCCACATACGATTACGAAATGCTGGCATAAACTTGTAACCTGGTACATAGAAGGTAAAAAATTCTGATATCTCTCGTTGAATGTTTGGATCACAATCAACGGTTATATAGACTTCGTTTTTCTTTTCTATTATTAAAGTATCCATGTCATTATGCTATATCTGTTGCCACTTAGCACTTCTTGAACCTCATGAGGAAACATAAAGTTAGACGGAAAGACAACTGCTGAACCTTTTTTCTTTTGTAAAGGTTCACCGCATAATTTAAACTCGCCACCCTCGTAGTCATCATTTAAAAATATTAATGATGTTAGATGAGGATAACCAGTCTTTTGACCATGACTATGATGAATATTATCTATATGTTCTTTCATAAAACCGCCACTCTCATAGCAGTTAATTCTAAAGTGAGTGTACTCTTGTATTTTAATTTTATCGTGTATTGAAATATAATCATTTACGGCTGATTGAAACCCTTTTTGAATAGTTTTGTAACCAAACATATCAGGCATAATCCAAAATTCTTTCATATCAACTTTAGATGTACCTAAATTTTTAGTAGCAGTTGAAAACGTAGAAGTTTTCCACTTTGTAAATGTATCTTTGTTATAGTGTGTAACTATATTATCACAAGCAGCTTCTCCTAGTGCTTGTGGATAATAAAATATATAATCAGAAACTTGCCGACTGGAACTCATGATGTTCACCTACTTGTCCTTTCACTTGCATATTCCACGCTATACTTATGCGTTTATTATTTGACTTGTTTTGTTGAACCCAATGTGGCAACCACGCAGGAAAAAATATTGCTCTATTTGATGTTGAAGCATAACTTAACAAACTAGAATTTAAAGTATTCTTTTCTTTCTTTCTAGGAACTATAACATCGGCCGCAGGTCGTGGGTCATGAAAAACTATACTTGCACCTTTATCAGATTGCAAATAGTAAGTACCGCTTAAAAAATTATTCGAATGTGTGTGAACAGGATGATGTTCATTTTGTTTTAATACATTTGCCCACATATCAGTAATAACTAAATCATCTACATCATAACCTAGTGTATTACAGATATCTTTACCAGTCTTTATAATTAAATCTGAAAAATATTTAAACTCTTTTTTTGTTTGTAAGTTTGCTGATTTTGTTTGCCAGTTATTATCATATTCTCTTTCCGACCATAAATCACTAATATATTTTTTCATACCAAGTACAGTTGATACCTCTGTTGCTGTTATCTGTGGTATGAAATCGTCTAATAAGAATATGTTAGTTGCGAATATTTTTTGATGTTCCATAAGTCTCCAAGTTCTTTTTTATACTTCTTTTATACAAAACATTCATGATATAATACAAGGGATAAATTAAAGGAATACGATAACAATGTTTTCCTCTTACAATTAATATATGCCATATCCAACTTCCTTCAATATGACTAAACCCAACACAACCTAAAAAGGTTCTAGATTGCTCCACTTGTAAACTTCTTCCACTCTATTGCATTTTTAATTAAAAATGTTCTATTGTTTATGCTTCTTAAAACCTGTTCAAGATAAGTAACGACTTGTTTTAGATATGCAGCTTTTTGGTCTGCCTTTTGCAATTCTTCATCTGAATCCATATAGATATGTACATCTGCTTTTAATACTTTTAAATCAAAAGGTTTTTCTGCATATACCGATGGGTCGGATTTACCTGTATAGTATTCCCACTTATGTCTTTGTAAAGTTTTATAGTCATATTCCGCTTTCTTTAAAAGTAAAGAAAACTTGTTAAAGTGTTGTAAGTATTTGTTATGTAATAAAGGTATTTTTACCGACTCACTATCCAGTTCAGTATCGTCTAGTTTAAAATCTCTATCTACCTGCTGTTGTAATTCTTCTAATGTCATAGTGTTATTATATCACCTTTTGGTTTATTTGTCAAGGCTTTCAACCATTTCTTTTTGTGTCATATAATTAAGATTAGCACAATCTTTCCACTCGTCTATTTCACAATCTATTGCTGATGTGCCAAGACTATTCAGATTTACCTTGTAAAACCGAACATCTTTAAACTTATTAAATGTATTTTTATGTTGTAATATCCAATTAAATGTCTCGTCTGGATTATCAGGTCTAGCGTAATCAGCATTCTTATCAGCATAACTGTTTGTTCCAGCATAGATATTATTAATTTTATTATCTAAACTATATAAATCATGACCAATAATATAAACTTTTTTCGCACCTAACTCACAAGCAAGATGAATGCTTCTTGAACCTGTTGCATATGCAAAACCATCTACATCTGGTTCTATATCTCTTACATAATCAGGGTGTGAAATGCCTGTAATATAAGTTATTCCTAGATTATGTCCTTTTGTAAGTGTGAATACACCATCAGCACCGTGATAGACTACCTGTTCACTATTGTTCCAAACTATATCAGTTTTATCTGCCATAGTCTTTAACATTTCTTTTGCAACAAATATTGGCACAGGCGTCCAGTATCCTAAATAACAAGTATGCTTATGTGCATATCCTGAACGATATATTTCATGACCTATTCTTGAGTCTAATGCTACAACAATATCAGGTGTAAAATCACGATAGATTGCATTACAACCTATTACTGTTCCATATTTTTTAAAATCGTCTAGATTTAGACCTTTGCGAGAAGTACCGTTACCAAAGCAAAACGCTGTTGTCATAATATATCATCCTATACTTTTTCTACTATGTAGTAGATATTTGTACTATATCATAATTCATATAGTTAAAACTAACCGAAGCTTGTAAATAATCAACATCGGTTGCTCTTACATCATAATTTAAACTACCTAAAGATGTGGGATATAAATTTTCAAATCGTATCTCAGTTTTTGCAATATTCTT